TGGCCCGACACCCCGCTTCTTTTTCACAAAAGACATGGGGTTTTTGACCCAAAATAGCACACCCCCCAAATGACCCTTGAGCAACTGGCAACCGCCTTAGACATCAGCCAAGGCCACGCGTCAAAAATGGTCAGGCAGGGAATGCCCAAGCAGTTGGAACCAGCCCGGGCTTGGCTCGCCGAGCGGGCGGCTGGGCGTGGGCGTCGGATGGCCGGCGTCACGATCGCGGCGCTCAACGAGCATAGCCTGGACGACATCATCAGCCAGCAGGGCAACCTCGTCGCCTCGGCCCGCGTCGCCTACCGCAACGCCATCGAGTCGGGCGACCCCCAGCAGGGCAAACTCCAGACGGCCTACAACCAAGCGCTCAAGACGCTCATCTCCCTGGAGGAGGAGCAGAAGAAGCGAGCCTTAGCCAACGCCGAATATATCTCCAAAGCCGAGGCCGCGACCGCCACGAAGACGCTCATCGGCGAAATCCTTGCCGCCCTCGACGAACTGCCGACGGACGTCGCCGAGCGTTGCAATAAGGCGAACCCAGCCCAAGCCATCAAGCCCCTCCAAGACTGGGTCCGCAAGACGCGGGAAGACATCTCATCGCATGACCCTTTCCCCGAAGACGCTTGAGTTGGTACGCCTCGGCCGCGAGGCCATGCGACCGACGACCAGCGGCGACCCCGTCGAATGGCTGGAGCGCAACGTCGCCGAGATACCCGACTCGCACCTGAAAGGTCCGTTCCGAAACGAGCGGATGCCTTGGGTCGGTGACGCGGTCCGCTACATCGTCCACCCCGAGGTCCGCCAAGTCCTCCTGCCGTGGTGCATCCAAGCGGGCAAGTCCGCTGCCCTCCGCCTCTCGACGGCTTACTTCATCGTCAACGACCCGGGCAATATGCTTCTATTGCAGATGAACCAAGACGAGGCCGACGACTTTTTCCTCCGTCAATGCCGTCCGCTCTTCGACGCCATCCCCGAGGTCGCTAAGCGGAAGAAAGCCGACGATATGCCACGCTCCTCTGTCGGGGACTTCCAGCGCATGATCATCTATTGCCGCTCGGCCCACACGAAGACGAGCCTGCAACGCATCACCACGAAGTACGTCTTCGGCGACGAGTGTTGGCGCTGGCCCAAAGGCCACATGGAGGAGGCGATGGGACGCACGACCCAATTCTCGTGGAACTCCAAGCACGTCTTCGCAAGCCAAGGCGGGACGCCGACCGACGACTTTCATCAACTCCTGGAGCAACCGACGACCAACCTCCACGACTGGTCGTTCCTATGCAGTAAGTGCAACACGCTCCAGCCCTACGACTGGAGTTTCGTCCGTTTCCCCGAGGACGCCAAGGACGGCGACGACTGGGACATCGCCAAGGTAAAGGCCGGCACGACCTACGAGTGCCGCTCCTGCAACACCCGCCACACGGACAGCCGCGAGACCCGTTTCGAGCTGAACCTCGGCGGGAAGTTCCACCCCCGAGAACCCGGCAAGTCCATCGAGCGCGTCGGCCTGCATCTCAACGCCCTTGCGATGATGTCGTGGGGAACCCTTGGTCAAATGCTCATAGAAGCAAAGCGGGCATCAGTTATCTACGGAGATGAGGACCAGCGTAGGATCTGGAAACAAAAGCGGATGGCACTGGCATGGGCAGACGATGGAGGCTCAATGATTGCGCCCGTCAACGCGTCGGACTACGCCCTCGCCGACGACTGGGCAGAGGAAGCGGTCATCACGCCCAAGGCCCAAATCGCCACCCGCGAGAACGCCCCCGCCGGGAGCATACCCTTCCGCACGATGGGCGTGGACGTCCAGCGCGGTCACTTCTGGGTCATCGTTCGTCGGTGGTCCCGCACGGGCAACAGCCGCCTGATGGCCTTCGAGAAGGTCGAGACTTGGTCGGGGCTCGACGACCTCGCCCGAAAGCACGGCATCCACAAGGCGATGGTGATGGTGGACTCTGGCGACAACACCCAGACGGTCTATGCCGAGTGTTGCCGGCGAGGCTGGAAGGCGACCAAGGGCTCTGGCTCCGAGGACTTCGCGGTGACCTCCACTAACGGCCAGACCACCCGCCGCTTCTACTCGGACCCGCAGGCCATCATCGTCCCAGGACAACCCACCCGCGTCTCCCTCGTCGTCTTCTCGGCGATGGCGGCCAAAGACCTCCTGCACGGCCTCCGCGTCCGTAAACTGCACACCTACCCCCGTGACGCCGTCGAGGACTACGCCAAGCAACTGAACTCCGAAGTCCGCATCAAGGACAAGCGCACGGGGAAGCCGATGTGGATACTTCCCCAAGGCGTCTCGGACAACCACGCCCTTGACTGCGAAATCCTCGCCATGCTCATCGCCGTCCGCTGGGGCGTCGTCGGTCGGGAGGCCACGACCACGGAAACGGAAGCACCCAATGCTTGACCCTATGCGTTATCCTCTCACCTTAAACGCAAGCGAGTCGGGGGTTTGTGGGGACCTACAATGGCTTGGAGGTTCGGATCGTTGGCCCTCGGCTCGCCCCCTTTCCTTCCAATCGGAGCAAGTTTAACATGGCTTACGGCATCTTTATCGGCCTCACCGAGTGCGAACTCCTTGCAATCCGTACCAAAGCGGTGGCCCTTATCACCGAAGGCAAGACCCTCATGTCCTACTCGGACAGCGGCTCGTCGGCGTCGAAGTCTATGGTCATGCCCGCCAAAGAGATGCTTGCGGAGGCTCAGTACGCCCTCGGCATCCTCGACCCCCAGCAGTATCCTGGCTCGGTCCGCATGACGGTCGGTCGGACGAATTGGAACAACCCAATCCGCAACTAATCTATGGCAGTCAAAAAGCGTCCTACCACTAAGGCCCGCAAGGGTACCCCGAAGCCCGAGGCCTCCGCTGGTGGCTGGCAAAGCACGGGGCTGACTCGCCTCCGCTTGGGGCAGTACGGCGCCCAACCGCGTGACCTCCGCCGCGACCTGTCCCCATGGGACCGCCTGTCAATGGTCCGCAAGTGTCGCTGGGCTGAACGCAACTCGGGGCTGTTCAACCAAATCCTCAACGACCTAACGCTCTACAGCACGGGGGACGGCATCATGCCCCAGAGCCACGCCGAAGACGCAGAGAAGGCGAAGGCCTACGAGAACTACTTTGAGGAGTGGTCCAAGAAGTGCGACATCACCGGACGCTTCTCCTTTGCTCAGGCTCAGAACATCCTCCTCCGCGGTATGCTGCGGGATGGGGACTCGTTTGCCATCAAGACCCGCAACGGTTCAAACGCCCCGAAGCTCCAGATCATGGAGTCTCACCGATGTGGCGACCCCATCAACCCAGATGTCCCTCCGCCCGGTATGCACGACGGCGTGCAGTTCGGTCCCTATGGTGAACTCGCTGGATATTCCATCTACCGCTCTGACGGCTCATCCCGCTACATTGCCTCCAACGCGGTGATGCACATCGTCGACCAGGAGTGGGCCAGCGGTGCCCGTGGCGTGCCTATCCTACAGAGCGCCGTCAATTCCGTGCAGGATGACATGGACGTTCGTCAGTTGGAAATCCTCGCAATGAAGGACCACGGCGACGTCACCCGCGTCCTCAAAAAGACCGGTGGCTTCATGCCCACCGACATGGGTGCGGAACTCGGTCAGTCCACGCCCAGCACGCAGGGCCAGCAGTACGCGTCTATGGGCGGTAAAATCCTCGCCCTCGAACCCGGCGAAGACCTCCAGCTGCTCGCCTCCAACCGTGGCTCTCAGGCTATCGGCTTCTTGCAGGAACTTGAGCGCGACATCGTCCGCGTCCTCCCCTACGAGTTCGTCTCCGACCCTTCCAAGATTGGCGGGGCTTCCGTACGTCTCGTCACCGCCAAGGCCGCACGTGTTTTCGGGAAATATCAGCAAGTCATTATCACGACCCTCTGTCACCCGACTTGGGGCTACGTCATCGGTCAGGCCATCGCCAACGGTGAACTGCCAGATGACCCGACTTGGAACGACGTATCCTGGACTACTCCTAAATCCGTCACCGTAGACGGAGGCCGTGACGCATCCAACGACCGCAACGACGTTGAGATGGGCCTGCTCTCGATGTCCGAACTCTACGCCCAGCGCGGTCTCGACTTCCGCAAGGAGATGAAGAAGCGGGCATCCGATATGCTCTTCATTATTGAGGAAGCCAAGAAGGCTCAGATCCCTGTGTGGATGCTGTACAAGCCAGGCTTCAACTGGCTCCAGCAAGGGCAGGCCAATAACGAGATTTCCCAGCAGGCTGCCGACAACCTCGAAATCCCTCCCGAGCCAACTGAACCAACTTCCTAAAATGCGTTTCCTACTCAACGGCCTCAACGGTCGCGAAGCCCTCCTCATCGACCCAGCCAAGGCCAACGATCACCGCATCCTTGCGGAGAAGTTCGGCTTTACGGATATGCTGGCCCAGCTCTTCGGTGAAGTCCCGAAGGCCTACATCGCCGAGGACGGCACGGGGGTAATCCCTATCGTCGGCCCTATCGGCAAGGGCCTCGCCCCCATCGAACGCATGACGGGCGCCGTGGACGTGAATGACATCGCCGAGACCATCGACGACTACGCCACGAACCCGCAAGTCACCCGCATCGCCTTCCAAGTCGCCTCCCCTGGCGGCACGGTCACGGGCGTCGAGGAACTCGCCAACAAGGTCCGCAACATCGCCAAGCCGACGATGGCTTACACCGACAGCGAGATGGCTTCCGCCGCTTACTGGGTCGCCTCCGCTGCCGACAAGGTGGTCGCCTCCCCTTCTTCCACCGTCGGCTCCATCGGCGTCTACATGACCGTCGCCGACATGACCGAGATGGCGAAGGCCCAAGGAATTAAAATGGTCGTCATCAAGTCGGGCAAGTTCAAGGGTGCTGGCATTCCCGGAACGTCCCTCTCTGACGAGCAAATCGCCAACCTCCAAGACAGCGTTGACGCGATCCACGCAGACTTCAAAGCATCCGTCCTCCAGACCCGCAAACTCGTCAAGGCCGAGGACATGGAAGGCCAAGTCTTCTCTGGCAAGCAGGCCGCCCAGCGCAACCTCGTGACGGGCCTTGCGGACTCCTTCAACGAAGCCGTCGCCATGTGGGCTGAGAACAGCATCGCCCCTGCCCCTGCCGTCCCTGCTAAGAAGAAGTAAGCCCCTCCAGTTATTCCAAACCAAGCATTATCAAGATGACTATCGAAGACCAACTCTCGACCGCTGAACTCCTCGCCCAGGCGTTGACGTCTGAACGCGATGACCTCCGTGCCACCGTTGAGAAGCTCACGGTCGGCGCCGCTGACGAACTGACCGCCATCAAGGCCGACCTCGTCACGAAGGAAGCCGCCCTCGCTGACCTCGGTGCCGCCCTCGAAGGTGCCAAGGCCGAGCGTGACGCCTTCGCCGCCAAGATCGCGGAACTCGAAGCGACCAAGGTCTCGGCCTCCAAGGAAGCCGCCAAGATTGCCGCCTCCGTGGGCGTCGAACCGACCGCCATCATCCCCGGCTCCGACAACGCCGCCGCCAAGGTGGACGTCCTCGCCACCTATAACTCCCTGACCGACCCGAAGGCCAAGGCCGACTTCTTCGCGAAGAACGCCCAAGCCATCTACGCTTCCATCAAGGTATAATTTTTCTCTCACCCTAATCTCCTAATAATCACCTATGTCTAACAGCATCGCATCCGCTCCTAGCGTCCTCGCTCAGGGCGTCATCTCCGCTCTCGCCAACAAGTTGCCCATGCTCTCGGGCTTCTCGACGGTGTTCACCTCGTCCATCCAGGGCGCCGGCAAGACCATTCAGGTTCCCCTGATCGGCACGTCGACCGCTACTGAGTTCTCGACTGGTGGCTACCTCACCCAAGACGACGCAACGGTCACCTCGACCAGCGTCACCCTCAAGCACTTCAAGGTCTCCAGCCGCTTCTCGCCTCTGGACATCCGCGAATACGGCATGGGCTTCTTCGCCAATAACTTCGTCGAGACGGCTGCTATCGCCCTCTCCCAGAAGTGCATGACGGAAATCAACAGCCTCATCACCTCCACGAACTACAGCTCTGGCACCAACGTCGGCGCCTCTATCTCCTACGCTGAAGTCGTCGCTGCTCAGAAGACCCTCGATGACGCCAAGGCCCCTGACAAGCGCGCCCTCGTCCTCGGTAACACCTACCTCGCCGACCTCCGCTCTGACGCGACCATCATCGCCGCCTTCCAGCTCGGTGCGAACGTCATCTCCTCCGGCTCCCTCGGCACCATCGCTGGCGCTCAGGTCTACCAGTTCAGCAACCTCGCTAACAACAGCGAGTCCCTCGCGGGCTTCATCTGTGGTGCTGACGCCATCGCTGTCGCCACCGCTCTGCCCTTCAACGAAATCCCGGGTGCTGAAGTGTCTCAGGCCACCGACCCTGCAACGGGTCTCTCGGTCCAGGTCATGATCATCCAGGAGCAGTCGGGCTTCCTCAACGTCACCGCCACCTTGCTCTTCGGCACGGCTGTCGGTCGCGCCACGAGCCTCCGTCGCCTGACGACCGCCTAATCAACGCGGCTCAAGCCGCTTAACGAGACCCCCTTGGCTAACCCCTTGGGGGTCTTTCGTTTTCCTACCAAAGCGGGCATATATGATGAGCCTCTACGGAACCGAGTTTCTTAATGACGCAAAGGAGATGATTGCCGACTTCGGCGTGGCTGGTTCCGCCAACTCGGGGGCCATCACCTTTCAATGCCTCATTTCCGACCCTGCCGTACAGACCGTCCTTGAGGCAGGGGGGTATGTGGAGCGTACCCAATACACGGTAAGGGTTCCCGCTGTAACGGCCTCCTGGAGCCTCCCAGATGGGTCTAATGGGGCATCGGCGGCCCTACTGTCCGCTGGCGTCCCCATCGCCTCCCTAGCCCAAGGGAAGAAAATCGTCGCCGGCGGGAAGAACGTCCGCATCACGACCCAGACCTACAAGCCTGCGTCGGCATGGATCACGCTCCTCGTCATCGACGATAACCAATAAGGCCGTGGTCAAGGTCTCCATCACGCCCGCCAGTCAGCAGGCCTTCGTGGACGCCATCCAGAAGTTCGCCGCCGCGAGCAAGCAGACCATCCGCGACGCCACCTTGGAGCAGGCCGCCCTCGCCTGCCAAGACGCCGCCACCTTCACCCCTCCCCTTGTCAAGGGCGGAGGCAACGGCCTATCCAACGCCGCCAAGAAGGCCGGGGAGCGGGCCGTGGACCGAGACGTGGGCAAGGTCGTCACCCCTTTGACGGGCGGAGGTGCAGGGACGCAGGCCACACGCGTCATCAAGCGCCTCGGCTCCTTGGCCTTGAACGATAACCAAGGCCTGTTCTGGAAGGTGGCCTCCAGCCAATCGACCATCATCTCGGCCAACTCCTTCGTGGCCCGTATGCTCTCCCAGCAGTATAAGGGGTTCGGGACGCCCGAGGGTTTTAAGAAGGCCAAGAACTACTTCAACCGCATTGGCACCCGAGTCGCCGCAAATTCCTTTGGATCGGAAGGTGGCTTCTTGGAAAGCCCGACCGCCATCGACGCGGCCTTCAAGCCAATCTATCAACGGACCAACGGACGACTCTGGAAGAACGGTCGCAACGTGAGCGGCGTTAAGTCCTTCGACAAGCGGGTGGTCGAGAAGAAGGGCGACCTCGACGCCTACATCCTGCAACGCCAGGAGACGGTCGGCGCCATCAAGTCGGGCTGGTACAAGGCTTTGATGTCCCTCCCCCGCCCAGTCATCAACGGCGTGGAGAAGAACGCGGGTGCTGCCCTACGCGGAGCCGGCTGGATTACCAAGCACAACAGCGTTGCCGGGAATAGCGTCACATCCTTCTCTGACAAACTCGCCGACATCACCATCCGCAACCTTTCGGGCAACATCTTCGGCATCGCCGACCAAGCGGGCGTCCTCGGCCTAGTCTACGGCAACCGCGTCAAACAGATGCCCGCCAAAATCCGCAACCTCATCGACAAGGACGTCGCCAAGTTTAACCGCAAATAACCATGCCCGCCTCCATCCGCCACATCGTAGAGTCCACCCTCGCGACCTACCTATCGACCCAAACGGGGCTGACCTCGGTCACCTTCCTCACGGGCGACAGTAACGCCACCCAGACCTTGCCCAAGGCCGTCGTCCTTTGCGACTCCGCCCGCCCGCCGGCAAGCTTAGACGAGGGGGCTGGCAACTATGATTGCTCTGTCCGCATTACCCTGTTCTCCAACGCCGACGACACGACCCTCGCCGATCACCGCTCCCGCTGCGCCGCCTTGGTCGGGAATATGCGGGACATTGCCAGCATTAAGGCCGCCTTCGTCTCTGGCGGGGACGCGACTTGCTACGACGTCAGCATCATCTCCGAGGACGAGGGTATCGACGAACGCTCCTGGGCGACCTCGTTTGCCTTCTCGGTCTGGACCTGTCTGGCCCCGTAATTATTCCAAAACGGGCAAAGACAAATGGCCGCAATCAACACAGGCACGGAATGCAAGTTTGGCATTGAAGACACCTCCATCGGTGAGCTTTTCGTGCAATCCTACTCGGTGAACGCTACGTTCAACCTTTCTGGCTTAGTGGCTGATGAGCAAGGCGTGACTCAAACCGCCCGCTACGACGACCGGAAGACCGAGCTGACTGTTGACGGCATTTGCAAGACCTCTGGCATGCCAGTCATGGGCGGTGCTTTGACTTTTACTGTCAATGTGGACACCGCTTATAACGATGGCGGAGACGCAACTACGGACTTTGTCGGCACCATTACTGCCATCACCCAGAAGGGTTCAAATAAGGACTTCACATCGGTTTCGGTTACTGCCGTTGCCTACGAGGATGTCCCTGCTGTTGCTCCTGCTCCTCCTCCTTAATTGACCCAGCCCCAAGCAGGGGCATAGTCCAGGCGTGGACCATCGCTTTCTAAACGCTTACATCGACCCGGCTCCCTTCAAGTTGCTGGGTCGTTCGCTTTATCCGTGGTGCCTCAAGTACCGCGTGCGACTGATGGCCTTTAAGTCCCCGCTGATCACGGGGGAACGCGGCATCACCCCCGCCGACCTTATCTTCGCCTGTCAGGTATGCGCCGAAGAACCCCTTGGGGAGATTGGCTGGATTGATAAAATCCGCATCTCAGCCCTAAACCATAACCCCGCCAAGTTTGAAGCCCTGCTTAACGCCTTCGCCGGCTACATCCTAGTCCACGACTGGCCCAAGTTCTGGGAGCAAGACAAGAGCAAGAGCGGAGGGGAGACGGGCGTCCCTTGGCCCTTGGCCATCGTCGTCAACCTGATTGCGTCGGGGATCCCAGAGCAGCGGGCTTGGGAAATGCCGGAGTGCCAAGCCATCTGGCTTAACTCTGCCCTGGCAATCCGCAAGGGGGTTGAAGTCAAGATAATGACCCCCGAGGAGGAGGCCTTTATGGAGTCCCAGAGGGCAAAATCTGCTTCCAATCCAGCAAAGGAGAAGACCTCCTGACATGGCTCAATCCCTCGAAGTAAACATCAAGACGACCTCGGACGTCCCGCAGGCTATGGACAAGGCCAAGACGGCTGTCAGCGGTCTCGGCGCTCAGATTGACGGCATCGGCAAAAAGTTTTCAGACGTCCCGAAGGCCACCGAAAAAGCTAAGACGGCTGTCAGCGGTCTCGGCGCTCAGATTGACGGCATCGGCAAGAAGTTCTCCACCTCGTTTAAGGATATCTTCCTGTCCTTCCTTGGGCCGATGGCAATCCTCACGACCGTCCTTGGCTTGATTGGCAAGATAATCGCTGACAACCAAAGAAAGCAACAAGAGGCCAACCAAGCGGCCATCGATGGAACGAATAATTTAATGTCGGCGCAGGACAACTACTACGCCAACAAGAGGGCCAATGAGCAGAAGACTGTAGAAGACACAGAACAGGCAAACAAGCAACGCATCCAAACCACGCTCAACTTCATCAATGAAGACCCTCGCGGTGAACAACTTTTCCAAGATTACATGAACCGAAAAATCGGCGACCGCAGGACAGTCGCAGAAGGTTTTCCGCGCAGAGGATATAACGTTTCCTTGGATAAGGAGGTTCAGGATAAGGTCCAAGCCCTCATCGCCGAAGACATTAAGAAGAACCCTCAACTGACGACCCAAAAGTCACCGACATCTTTTAGGGGGCCCGAAGGTTTCAGCAACGTCGTCGGCGTCGGCGCCAATCCCGTCATCGAGGCCATGACCCTTCAGCTCGAAGAAGCCCGCAAGCAGACTGCCCTCCTTGAGTCCTTGAACAGCAAGCAACCCGGCGGCGGCGTCCCTGTGGACTTTACCAAAACTCCCTCAACAAATAATCCCTCACTTAGAGGCGGTAAATAATTTACACATATGGCACTCGTAGACACAGGAAACACTCTTGAAACCCCGCTCATTCAGCCGGGCTGGACGGTCGTCTCTGACGGCTTTGGCCTGAACACCTCGGTCACAGTCTATAAATGCGATCACACTACCGATCTGGAGGACTTCCTCGTCAAGGGCACCGCTCACCCCGACGAGGCATATACCTACCTTAAACTGGACAAGTGGCGCATCAGTTGGGACTCGCTCGGGATTGCCACGGTCACCGTTGACTATTGCGGCATCGAGCCTGGAGTCGGTGAAGCGTTAACTCTTACCAAGCCGAACATCTCATCTTCCAACGGGCTGACCAGCGAACCCCTGACCTCGCATCCTAACTTCTTTTCTGGACCTACTCCAGCGACTGGTTATGGTGGTACGCTTGCCGGCCCTGCTCCGTATACCCTCAGTCCAATCGGTCCTTCCGTCGCGTCCAAGGAAACAGGCAAGGCCCAGCAATCATACATCGGTCTGAACGGCGCTTGCTTTGAGTCTGCGACTGGAGGTCGCTTCATCGGCTTCGTCAACCCATCAACGCCCAGCCTCTACGGCAAGACCAACTATCTTGCAACGGTCACCGCTTACTCTGGGGTAGTCTACAGTTCCGTAATCTCAAACGTCCAAGCGCTGCTTGCCCTGCTCAACACGGCGACATCAACGGACTCATGGGGTGTATTCAAGCTCCTTCCTGCTTGGGCACCCAAAGGAACGGTCGCTGGCGTAGGTCACGTTAACCTACTGTCGCAAGTAAACGTCGAGGAGTTCGGTGCCCTCTACAAAATCAACTACGAAATCCGTTATTCAAAGACAGGCTGGTCCAACCGCGTCTACATCAACATCGCCGCAACTTAATGAGCATCCAACCAGGAGTAGGGTTCAACTTTAAGTCGTCCAACCACGGCACCACGCTGGACATCGACCAACCTTGGTCTTCCCTAATCCCTGTCCTTCCTGCCGATCTGGTGCCGGGCGGTGGCGGTGAACCCGATAACAGCGGAGGCGACAACCCAAACAAGTTCACCTTCACGAAATTGCGGGTCATCTGTCGGACGGCTAATACAGGCGGCGACCCAGTAACTTCTTGCCTCCGCGAGTATAACCTAATCGGGATGGCGGTCTACCCGACTGGAAGCAAGACGGCCCCGACGATAGTCAACGCAGACCTAATTGACAATGGCTCAACGTTCACCCTCGTCCCGCCCGTATCCCCAGCCACGACCAAGGAGTACGTCTTCAGCGTCATCCTTAACCACTATAACATCGCAAGCGGTACGTTAAGCGCTGGCCTGCCTTACGCGGCCTTGATGGAGGTCGGCGGTGATGCATACACTAAGACCACCCCATTTGAGTTTGAGGCCGCGTGCGACTATCAGGAGTTCTTTCAAATCTCCCGACTGTCATTGCTTGGCATCCCAGACCCCCTTGACCCCTACAATCCAGAGGCAAGCACCTACTTCTGGGTTACGCACGCAGACACCATCGACACGGAGACATTTAATCCGATGCCTTACAAGCTGAAGAACTACAACTGCCAGCGTCTAAGGATTGCGACCATCTCCTGGAACAGCACGACCAGCGCTTGGGTCGTAACCCAGCACCTTGTCGGCCCAATCACCATTCCTTATAATATCTTCAACGGAGGCATCTACGAAATCAGGACCTCCGAAACTGACCCAACTTGGTTTACGACTCCAAACAACGAGACCGAGCAACAAGAATGGGAGGGTGCCTACTCGGACTCTACCAAGTGGTCTGGCAGCGGAACCAACCCAACCCAGTCCATCTCGGTCTGACCCCCCCACCCCCCCCTTCCAATCCCGCCATCATTAAGACGCCATGACTTGCTCGACCTCAGTAACCTTCAAGCGCGGCACGACCTTCGCGGGGACCGTCACCTACACCCCCCAAGCCGGCGGCCCTGCTAATCTTCTGACGACCACGGTCACCTCGTCCATCATCGACGCCGCCAATCAGGTCTACCCGACCACGATCACGATGGCTGGGGACGGCCTTTCCTTCGTGGCCTCCTACAGCCCGACCGCCAACTGGACGCTCGGGTCGGCCCGCTGGGACATCAAGTTCGCCTACGGCACGACGGTCTTCTACTCGGAGACCATGCGCCTCAACGTCATCGACCAAGTCACCGCCTAATCATGTCCATCTCCATCTCTTCCGAGGTTCTTGGGACGCTCTCGGTCACGGTGGCGGAGACGACGGGGACGCTTGAGGTTGCCGTCCTTGCGACCGCCCCTGCCGTCCTGTCGGTGGAACTCGGGACGCCCGGCCCTGCTGCGACGGTTGCCGTCGGCACGACTACGACCCTTGCTTCTGGCTTAAATGCCACGGTGGTCAACTCAGGCACCTCCCTCGCGGCGGTCTTCGACTTCGGCATCCCCGCTGGGGCCACGGGTGCGACTGGGGCTACGGGCGCCACGGGTGCAGGAGTTGCCGTTGGCGGTACTACAGGGCAAGTCCTGACCAAGGTCAGCGGAACGAACTACGACACGACCTGGACGACCCCAGCGGACTCAGCTACTTGGGGCAACATCACCGGCACCCTGTCCGCCCAGACGGATCTATACACCGCACTTGAGGACAAACTTCCCTTGGCTGGCGGGACGATGGACGCCAACGCCAACATCTATTTAAGCACCGCCACCTATGACTCCCTCGTCAGCGGTGAAGTCTTTGGCGTAGAACTTAGCGCTGACCCTGAACAGAACGCCTCCCTGTCATTCAATAACGTAAGGGTGCAGGATGGTGCTGGCACGATGGAGATGCGGGCCGGTGGCTTGACCTTCCCAGACGCCAGCGTCCAGACCACGGCTGGCATCTCAGACGCTCCAAGCGATGGCTCCCAGTACGCCCGAGAGGACGCTGCTTGGACTGTCATCATCCCAGGAGACCGCTACCTGACGACCTCGACGACCAGCAACACCGTCAGCAACGGGAACAAGACCTTTACGATTGGCACGGGCTTGTCGTACACGCCGACCCAGAACATCACGATTTCCTACGACGCCTCCAACCATATGCATGGCGAAGTGCTGACCTACAACTCCGGCACAGGCGTGTTGACCGTGGACGTGAACCACCACACGGGGTCTGGCACCTATACCTCTTGGGTCGTCAATGTAGGCGGCGTAACCCCTGCGGCATCGGTGGCATGGGGTAGCATCACCGGCACGCTCAGCTCGCAGACCGACCTCCAGACCGCGCTTAACGCCAAGGCTCCTCTGGCCTCACCGACCTTCACGGGAACGGTGACCATCCCTGCGGGGGCTTCCATCTCTGGCTTTGCTCCCCTGGCATCCCCTACCTTCACGGGCGACCCTCGCTCGGTTACCCCTGCGACTGGAGACAACGATACCTCCATCGCAACGACGGCCTTCGTCAAGAACCAGAGTTACGTCACAAGCAGCACCCTAAGCAGCGCCCTTGCGGTCTACGCCCTGCAAAACGGCTCTACGGCCTTCTCGGTTACTGGTGCCAGCATCAAGTCATTTGACGGCTCGGACAACTTTGCGGCTTTGGATCAGGGCGTGCTGAACTTCGGCAACACCTCCACGCCTTCGGGTATCGTCATCAACGGCTCGTCCATCACCTTCGCGGATGCGACCGTCCAGACCACGGCTGCGGTGGCCGGCGTCCCCGAAGCTCCGATTGACGGCACGACCTACGGACGACTGAACGGAACCTGGACGGCTGTCGGCGGTAGCGGACTTGGGACTGTCACCTACTCTAGCCCTTACCTCTACGACACCGTCGGCGCGGCTAACATCAGCACGATTGACCTTGGTTCTGGTAGCCTAACCGCAAACCAAGTGTTTGCTGGAAATGTCACCTTGGACTCAACGGGTGTTCTCCTTGCTCCTTCCTCCGGCGCGGTGATCACTTTCCCAGATACCACTACGCAGTCCACGGCCCCGCACGACATCCCCTTTGGCGGTGCTACGGGTACCGTACTTACCAAGAACTCTGCGACCGACTACGATGTGTCGTGGGTTGCTCCAAGCGGTGGCGGTGGTGGCGTGGACATCCAGACCTTCGGTTCGTCCACGACCAGCGGTTCATTCACCTGGACAAAGCCCGCGAATGCTAAATGGGTTGAGATTTATCTCTGGGGGTCTGGCGGTGGCGGTGGCTCTGGTGCTAAACAAGCTACAACTTCAATCCGATCTGGAGGTTCTGGCGGTGGAGGAGGCACTTTTCTATATGAAAGAATTAACGCCGAAAAACTTGGAAGCACAGAAACTGTCGTGGTTGCAGCTGGTGCGGCTGGTGTAGCAGGAAGAACTACCGACAATACAAACGGAATTACAGGAAACTCTGTAACTACGGCCACTTCTTTTTCCATTTACAGAGCCACCAACGGAAGCAACGGAAGTGCTGGAAATAATATTGGCTCTTCTTCTGGTGGAACTTCCAAGAGTTCTCAAAATAGCATTTATACCTTAAGCGGATATGGTGCTGGTGGAAATGGAAACACCGCAAATGGTGGTGCCGCTACTTCGCAAGGTGGTGTTATCCATGTTCCTACTGGTGGCGGCGGTGGTGCAGGCGCTCTAGCCAATGTGACCACAAATGCTTCGGGTGGCATTGGCGGTCAGATTGGTAGCCCACTTGCTGGCTCTGGCTCTTATGTGACCATTTCCGGTGGTTCTGGTGGATCGACATTAGGCGTTGCGGCAACCGCTGGAACTTCTGCTACCACGAATTACACCCAAGCCGGAACAGGCGGCGGCGGTGGCTTTTATCGCACAGGACAGTCGGGCGGAAATGGCGCGCCGGGCGGCTGGCCTGGAGGTGGCGGCGGGGGCGGTGGAGCCGCCGATAATGGCGCAGGAATTTCAAGCGGAGCAGGTGCAGCAGGCGCCAACGGCTTTGTGGTCGTTGTGACCTATTGCGGATAATACTTTAAACCTATGCCCTACACCGACCAAAACAACCTTGTCTGGACTCGTTCCGAAGACCTCACCTCCATCACTTGCGAAGACGGACGCCAAGTCCTCGGCAACCCCGAGATGACGGACGAGTATCTCGTCAGCGTTGCCTACCAATCTGCCGAACCCGTCAAGACGGACGCAGATCGCATCGCCGAACTCGAAGCCCAGCTCGCCGCCCTCCTGGCTAAACTCTCATGAACGAACCACGCAGTCTTAACCTAAAGGCCGGGCAGACCATCGTCCTGCACGACGGCTCCAAAGTCCTCCTGCGGGCCGTAGCCGCCAAGGATACCCGGTACTTCACCGCGTGGCTGTCCATCATCGGCACCGAGGCCGAAGTGAACGCCAAGGTCACCGAACTCAAACTTTCCTAACCTATGTCCTACCTCATCCTCTTCATCACCGGCCTCCTCATCGGTTTCGTCGCTGGCCTTCTCGTTTACAGAAAGCACTCCGACCGCCTCAAGTCCACCGAGGACAAGGGCAAGACCATCATCGACGCGCTGAAGGGTCGCTGACCTTAAAACGGTTAAGACCAATTTACGATGCATCGCATTTTGGTCATCTCTCTTCTCCTGGCTGGATGTGCCACGACTCCGCCTGTCCCTGAACCTGTCCCGCAGGAGGGGACGCTGGACGTCGTCGGCAAGAAGGAGGACAAGTTGGAGTCCCGCACCTCCGCCGCCGTTGCCGTAGCCAAGGCCAACGCAGACCAACCCGCCATCGTCCGTGCCGAGTTAACGGTGGCTGAGGCAGGCTTGCCTCCCCCGTCCGCTGCCGACCTACTCTACGCCCAAGCCCGGGCCGCCAAGGCCGACCCTAAGGCCTACGAGTCCAGCATCGCCAATGCCGCCAAGGCCAAGGCCGACATCGACGCCATGTGGCACAAGCTCGAAGCCGAGCAGAAACAGAACGCCGAGGTCATGTCGAAGATGGTCGGTGAAATCGACACGTTAAAGAAACAGGTCGAAGAGGCAAAGAAGGAAGGCCAGCGGAACCTATACGCAATGGTCGCCGCAGGGATGATGGTCCTCGGTGGTTTCGCCATCGCCTTCGGTCGGGTGATGATCGGGGCTGGCCTCCTCGTCTCTGGGGTCTGCATCGGCGCCGTTCCCTTCCTCCTCGACTCGCCTTGGTTCCTGCCGTCCGTGGGCGGTCTCTTCCTTGTCGGCCTCCTCCTCGGGGGCTGGCACCTCTACAGCGGACACCTCAACAAATCCCATGGCCCTCAAGAAAAAGATAAAAATCAAGGAGGCTAGGATGGGGCGGCGTCTCTTGGGTCAGGCCATCAAGGAAGGTGACTCCTACACCATCCGCATCAACTCGAACCACGGCACGGAAAGGTCACGGCTCAACACGGTCGTCCACGAAGCCCTGCACGTCGGCGACTTTGACCTCACGGAAGCCCACGTCCGCTCCCTGACTGCCGTCGTCACCGAAGTCCTCTGGCGGGAAGGCTACCGCCGCATCAAACAATGAGTCCCCCTCCGCCTATCGACAGCGACTCCACGCAGTCCCTCGTCAAGGACGGGCTGGTTGCGTCCATCCTCGGAGGCCTCGCGATGACGGCACGGCTTCTTCTCTCGACCGAGCCTGTCTCACCGGGCTGGGTACTACGCCGTATTACTGCCGCCGCCATCACCGCGGCCCTTGTCGGCTACGGCATTGCCGACCATATCTCTTCCCCTGGACTACGGATGGCAGTCGTTGGTGCGTCTGGGTACGCTGCTCCCGAGGTCATGGACTACGTCCTGAAGTACGTCAAAGCCCGCGGAGAGGCCGAGGTCGCCAAGGTGACGAAGAAACCCAATGGCAAAAAGAAACCAGCCAAGCGGAGGAAGTGAGTCGAACATGATGTGGGCGACTGTGGCCCTGCTTGTTTGCTCTGCCGTGGGGGCTTTCAGCGTGGCCTATATCAGCTCATACATCCTCGACTCATTTCAGAACACGACTGCGATGGTGATGCTGATCACGGACGCCGGCACGAAGTCGGACGACGCGAACCTTGAGCGCCAACTGTCCGTCGCCACCTTGGGGCTGAAGGCCTGCCGCGACCTTGGGTGGGCGTTGGCGGTCGGGTGCGTCGGGGTGGGGGTGGCGGTCTTCCTCCGCTTCCGCCGTCAAAACGCCTCCTGAGGCAAGCCAAGGGGGTCTAATGGGGGTTTCCATAACTCCCCTCGGTCGGCTTCCTTTGCCAACTAAAGGGGGGTAAAGTGTCCAATCTAAGCCCCTTAGAAAATAGGTCTTGCATTTAAATCTAAAGACCTCATAACTCAATGGCGTACCCAATACACCAAGCCAACAACACCATGAGCAAAGAACTCCCCACCACCACCGAAACGATCAAGGCCGAATTCTCTGACCGCTTCAACTACTTCACCTTGATGCGCATCGTCTCCGAGTCTCGCGGCTCGTCCGACCAGCGTGGCTGGTGTTCCTACGCCCGCCGCGTGATGCTGACCCTCGGCTACCCTTCCGAGACCGCCGAGTGGAGCGACGTCAAGATGTGCGACTATGCCGACAACATCGTCGTCATGGGCTAACCTTTCCCCCCACCCAACCCAATGAAAATCCTCCTCGCCCTCCTCGCGGCTGTCGCCCTGACCGCCTACATCCTCGCCCTCGCCGACGGCCCCAGCCTCGTCGACATCATCAACAAGTACTAATCACCACCATGCCCGACCCAATGTCCCACGTCCCCGACATGATTGCGTCCCCCGCCCATGTCATCCGCGGCCTCTCCTACCAAATCGCCTACGCCCGTGATCGCGTCCTCCAAGGCGACTGGACGGAGAAGTACGCCCGCGAGCGTATCCAAGTGAGCGCCGCCGTAGCTGAAGAGAACCTCCGCGAGTCCCACAACTGCATGGCGGTCTCCATCTACGCCAACCTAACCACCGGCTGCCGTGCCCTGTTCACTTGGTACTACATCGACCGCAACGGCAACAAGGAGGCAGGCTCGGTTCACCCGACGATGGACGGACGATGAGAACCCTAGCCCTCCTCCTCGCGGCGACCTCCCTGCACGCCATCACCCCTGGACAAGTCGAGGCCATCATCTTCGTCGAGTCCTCCGGCAACCCCAAGGCCATCGGGCGTCTCGGCGAGCGTGGCCTCCTTCAGTTCTTCCCAGCTGCGTGGGCCGATACGACCCGCTGGCGTGCCCGCCACGGCCTCCCGACCTACGGCTACAGCACTTGGGCCACGGACGAAGGGGTCGGGCGGGAATACGCCACCTCTTGGCTGACCCTCCTTGAGGAACGGCTGACCACGGCGCTAGGCCGACAGCCCACCCTTGGGGAAGTCTACGCCGCCCATCAGCTCGGCTTTGCAGGCTTTAAGTCTAAAGGGTTTGACCTAAAGAAATGTCCGACCATCACTCGGGTCGTGGTTGCTCGCCTTAACCGAGACCCACGCTCCACCAAATGAACAAGCCAACCATCGTCGCCGTCGACCCGGGCGTTAACGGAGGCATCGCCGTCTTCACTCCTTCCGAGGGGACGACCGAACTCCACAAGATGCCCCCGACCGACTGGGACGTCGTGAACCTCATCAAGTCCATCCATATGAACGCAGGCCGCGTCATCCTGTACCTTGAGGAGCCTCCGCTCTTCGCCGGCAAGAACATCCCCGGCTCTGCCATCGGGAAACTGATGTGGAACACGGGCGTCCTCTACGGCTCCGCAGTCGCCAACGGCTGGGAAGTCCACCGCGTGAAGCCCGCGATCTGGATGAAGGCCCACCCTGTCGGCACCAAAGGCGAACGCACCTCGACCCAATGGAAGAACGTCCTCAAGGCACGGGCCTGTGAACTCTTCCCCGATGAGGAGGTCACCCTTTGGAACGCAGACGCATTACTCATCCTTGACGCTGCTCGACGCGGCGCCATCAACTAACCCCCCTCCCATGCTTAAGAAACAACCCAAGCCCACCCCCGAAGTCAAAGTCCCCGCGACCTACCGCGAACTCTCTGGCTCCTCTTACATCGTCCTGTCCGACGGCACGGTCGCCCGCAAGCTGAAGCCCCGCCCCGCTGGGCAGACCCGCTATTGGTTCCTCTCCCACGATAACCGCCTCCGCTGCGTCTCCCAGAAGACGGTGGACGAGATGACTTCCTTCCCCTAATCCTTTCCACCCAACCCACAAAACAAGCCATGAACGAAACAAACAAAGACACGCAAGAACGCCTAATCACCCGCAGGGAACTTGCCAAACTCTGCAACGTATCGACCCGCACGGTCGACAACTGGGTAGCGTCCAACAGCATCCCGGTCCTCCGTGGTCCGAGCGAGCGATGCGTCCGCTTCCTTTGGAGCGATGTCCTAAACTCCCTTCGCACCTCCAACCAGAACAACGTCAAGTAACCAACCCACACCAAAACAAGCCATGAGCAAAAAAGAAACCGCTCCCCAGGAGCAGACCAATCCCTACTTCGACCTGATCACCGCCCTCTCCTCGATGGAGAACGTCGGCGCCAACCGCATCAACCCCGCCTTCAAGGCACGCTACGTCTCGCTCGACGCCCTGCTCGACGCGGTGAAGCCTGTCCTGCAAGCCAACAACCTAGCCCTCGTCCAAGTCCTTGAGACCGAGGAAGGCAAGGTCGGGGTGTCCACCTCCCTGCTGCACACCTCGGGCCACCTCTTCGCCTTCGGCAAGTTAATGGTCAAGGCCGACGGCCTTACGGCTCAACAGGTCGGGGGTGCCATCACCTACATCCGCCGGCAGTCCATCCAGACGGCTTGCGGCATCTCGGTGGACCTCGACGACGATGGGCATCAAGCCTCCGCACCGAAGCCCCAAGCCCCCAAGGTCTTCATGGGCGAACTCCGCTTTGAGAAGGCCGCCGTGGAAATCCTCACGCTCAAGGGTTGGCTCAAGCCTGGACAAGGTTTGAAAGACCTCAGCGCTGAACACCTCGCCGCCATTAACACCCACGCCTTCGAGCAGGCCGTCCGCAACGCCGCAAAATGAACATCGACGACATCATCGAGAACGCCCAGCTAAAGGGCCGCGTCATCGCCCTCGACGCTGAAGTAAAGTGCCTTGAGGCCGTCATCCGTGCGCACGAACGGGTCGACTGCCTGTCGGTGACCAGCCTCAAGAAGCAACTGGTGGAGGCTGAAGCACAAATCGCCCTCCTCCGCAAACTCGGCACCGAGATGGGCAAGCACCTCCCCGACACCGACGCCGCGAACCGGGCATACATCGACTTTGAAGCGGGAGGTCAGTCGTGAGCGAGCAAGTCCGCAGGAAACTCAAGGTGGCGATGCAGGAGAACGCCCGCCTCAAGGCACAGGTCGACAGGCTGACCAAGGCGGGGGATGCCTATTCTGATTTAATGGACAGGAAAGCAATGTTCCTCACCGATGAGTCACGATTGATGGCACGGACGGCATCGCTTGCATTCAAGGATGCATTGAACGCCGCCAAGGGGGTGCAGTCGTGACCACCTCGACCACCTCCGAGCGGGATGCCCGGCAACCCATCAACGTCATCCTCCTCGACCACACCATCGTCCTCATGTGGATCGTCAAGACCGAGGCCGTCCGTCAGTACTCCATCCAGGACATGAAGCAGGCCGAGGTCGAGCTCGCTGACCTCGAGGCCGTCATCCTGTCCAAGCAGCGCAAGCACATCCCCGAACTGACAGGGGCGACCTTTGAACTGAACGGAAACGCCTACGTCATCGACGCGGTCAGCCAATCGGTCGCAGACAAGATAAACAAAAAATCTGTTTATCTGACCCCTATTTGGCTCTCCGCACGCTCTTTCTTCCCAAGATGAACGCCAAATCCGTCCCATCTTCCGTCTACAAGACGGCCCAAGCCTACGTCGACCAACGCAAGCCTTTCGCCCTAATCATCCTCCTCGACTCCATGCTGTACGTGGAAGTGTCAGCCAAGACGGCAATCGTCTTTGAGCGCCTCCTAAAGGACTGGACCGCCGAGACCATGCCCACCCTTTACCGCTCCAACCTCCGAACCTTCCTTGTTCTCAAGGGCGAGGTCAAGGAGGTCACCCTTAACCGCATCCGCACCATCCTCAAATGACCTCCCAAGACCGCCTAGCCGCCACCCTCCGACGGCTCCAGAACGAGGCCCGCAGCCTCTCCGCCTACCAAACGACGTTCGTCACCCAGCACGATATCCACCGCGTCAGCATCGACGCCGACCGCCTGCTGTCCGTCCTCGCGATCACGGACGCGACTCACATCGACGACCCGGCTGACTTGGTCGAGCTGCGGGAACGCCTCAACATCGTCCGAGCGGACTTGGCCTCACTCCTGGTCAGCGTCCAGAACCTCCACGAGAAGGCCGAGGACATGGACAAGACGCTAATCGACGCCGAGAACCTTGTGGACAATCCCGACGAGGTGCTGTAGCCCTTTCCCACCAACCCACCAAAGCCATGTATACCATCGCACAATTCAACGAACGCATCGCCGCCCGTACCCGCCAAGAGTACGAGGCGATTGACGCCCTAAACCAGACCTCCGCCAAGTTGCTCCTCAAGGCGCCCGCGAAGTACGCCCACGACAAGGCCAACCCCCGCAAGGACTCCAAGGCCCTCCGTGAAGGCATCATGACCCACGCCGCCGTCCTCGACCCCGAGGCCTTCGCCAAGTTCAAGCCCGAACCCGAGGCCGACAAGCGCACGAAGGAAGGCAAGGAGGTCCACGCCTACTGGGCGTCCACCCTCCAGCCCGATGACATCCGTTGCAAGGCTGACGAGTACGACAACGCCCTGTCCTACTCTGACGCGGTGAAGGCCGCCATGGGCCGTTATAACATCGTCCCGGTCGCAACTGAGGTCATGCTCAAGGCCGACTATATCGTCCCCATCAAGGGGTCTATCGACCTGATCGCCGAGGACGGCTACCTCTACGACATCAAGACGACGATGGAAGAGGCCACGCCCAAGGGCTTCGGCAAGCAACTGATTTGGTCGGACGACTTCAAGCTACAGGCCGCTTGGTATCTCCTACTCTGCAAACTCAACTTCGGTGTCCGCCCCAAGGGCTTCCGTTTTCTGGTCGTCGAGAAGGAGGCGCCGTTCCTCACCGCCGTCTTTGAACTGCACCCCGACCTCATCGCCGAAGGGGAAGCGTTGATGCTCTCCGCGATGAAGGCCTATGAGGTCTGCAAGTCCTTTAACGAGTGGCCCGCCTACCCGTCCGAGGTCATCACGATTGCCCGCCCGACCTCCACCGCTCCCCTGGCTCCTATTAATTTCGCCTAACCCACAACCAACATGGAAAACCAAAACGACCGCCCGCCCCTCACCACCATCGCCGCCTCCGGCAAGTACGTCCTGAAGATGTCCCTCCCCAAGGAGGACAAGGTCAAGGTCTACGACGATGGCGTCTCCGCCCGCCTGTTCTTCAAGACCGCCGAGGGCCTCTGCTTCTCCAAGTCCTACGGCACCAAGTACGGCAAGTCCCTCGCCATGCTCGTCGGCAAGATCAGCGGGAAGTTCGTCAGCGAACCAAAGGCCGACCTCTCCGTGCCCGACTTCCTGGACTACCTCCGCCCAGCCACCAACGTCTATTTCGAGGTCGAGGTTGAAGTGACCCCCGATGGCGAATGGCAGGGCAAGCCGCAGTTCAAGTACAAGATGAACTTCCCCAAGGGCAAGGGCGTTGCCGCGTCGACCATCCCGACCCCGACCGACTGGTAGTCCATGCGCCGCATCATCAAAGCCCCGCAGACCATCGTCCTCCTCTCCGGGTACGCCCGCAGCGGGAAGGACACCTTTGCGGAAGGGATGACCCGCTACAGCGTGGACATCAAGCGCATCGCCTACGCCGACGCCCTCAAGGACGCCGCCAATGAGTACGCCCGAAACCTCGGACTGTCGGTGAACTTCCACGAAGAGACTTTCAAGGCACAGCACCGCGACACCTTAGTCGCTATGGGTCGGTTCGCCCGGTCTATCCATAGGGACGTCTTTGTCTTCAATCTGACCGAGGCAGCCAATCGTGAGCGAGGCCACGTCGTCGTCACCGACTGCCGATACCTGAACGAGACCATCGTCACGAAGCAAATCATGGGCGAGGTCCGTGGCTGGCGGGTCGTCCATCTGCACATCGAGACCGAAGGCGTCGGCCCGGCGAACGAGGAAGAGGCCACCAGCATCCGCGAGATGCTCGAGGGCGTCATCCCCGACCAGACGTACGTCTTCAAACCTAACACCGCCGTGACGATCCGCGAGGTCGGTGCGTCCGTCGCCAAGCACCTACAACTGTGAGCCGTAAACAAACCAAGCAGGAACGCATCGAGGAACTTGAGAAGCAGTTGGAACAGGTCAACGCCCTCAACAAGCAACTCGCCGACGTCCTCAAGATGACCGAGGATGGTCAATGGGTCGTCATATCCGAGAAGGACTTGAACCGCTACCGCAACGGCATCGATGTCCTCATCAAGGCCGGCAATGCCCTGGACGAACACTTGGGCGAGTTTGACCCTACCGAGAACGGCTTTGCCGTGCGCCAAGTCTGGAAGCAAGCCAAGGAGTCAGACAAGTTCTGACATGGCGACCCCCACCGACGACGAGCTGGAGGAAATGTCGAGGTGCTGGGGCGTGTCAGTCGACCGCCTCCGCTTCCTTGCCACCTGTCCCCACTACGACTCCAAGCCACATATCCGGGTCGACGACTACAAAGACCCGACCGACCGCCACATCGCCAAGGCCATCCGCGAGGCCATCCGTGGCTCGTGGCTCCCTTCCGATGCCGCCAAGATAGGCAAGGTCACCCTCAAGACCATCGAGGCCTTCGTCTGCCGTCACGGCATCATCTGGCCTCCCGGCTGTCGGCGCCGTCTCGAATGGGGACGCGGCACGACCCACACGCACCGCCTCAACGAGGAACACGCCAACCTCCTAGCCAAGGGACGGCTGACGATGGCACAGGCCGCCGCCAAGGGCGTAGAGGAAGGGCTGACCGCCACCGAGACCGCCGAGAGGTTTGGCTTCTCCGCTCCAGGGATGTACAACGCCGCCGTGCGTCAAGGCCTCCGCTTCCGCAGCCATAAGGAGAAGTACGGCACCCGCAAGGGTAAGCCAAACACGCCAAGTGTATGAGCCGCTTGACCAAGTTCATCTTCGCCTCGGACAGTCACGGAGACATGGCAGACCCCGAAGCCCTCTCCGCCCTCTACGAGTTCACCAAGGACTTTAAGCCCGACGTCAAGGTGGCCGGGGGCGATCACTACGACTTCCGCAGTCTCCGCAAGGGCGTTGGGTCCGACAAGGAAGGAGCTGAGTCCCTCCAAGAGGACATCGAGGCCGGCGAGGACTTTTTCGCCAAGTGGAAGCCTACCGTCTACCTTTGGGGCAACCACGAACATCGCCTCGACTCGATGCAGGGCCACGGGCAGGCCATCGTCCGCGACTACTGCACCGACCTCAAGGACCGCATCAACCGCGTCGCCCGCCAAAACGGGGCCAAGGTTATCCTGCCCTACCACGCCGACAAGGGCGTCTATCGTCTCGGCCCTGTCGCTATGGTTCACGGCTACGCCCACGGCGCCAACGCCACCGTCGTCCAGGGACTCCACTACAGCCCCCACGGTGGGGCTTTGATACACGGACACACCCACAACCTCGCCAGCGTCGCCTTGACCAAGCACGGGGGCGGAAACGCCTTCTCCGCTGGTTGCCTCTGCCGCAAGGACGAGATGGACTACGCGTCCCACCGCCTCGCCACCTCCCGCTGGGGTTCGGGCTTCGTTGCCGGGTTCGTCACCAAGGGCGGCGACTACAAGGCTTGGCTCGTCCACAAGATGGGCGGCGTCTGGATCTGGCAAACGGAACTCAAGACCTTTACCCCATGAGACAGCGCAAACTCGACCCGCTCCTGGTCAAGGTGATGGCCGCCATCCACCAGACCGCCGAGAAGCCTGCCAAGGGTTTCCGCACCATCGACGAGTGGGCCGCCAAGTGGAAGGTGCAAAGGTCATCCGCCCGCATGATGCTCCTTAAGGGCGTCAAACTCGGCCTAGTAGAGAAACGCACCTACCTTCGCGTCATTCGAAAGGACGCCAAACCCTACCCGACTGCCCACTTCGGAGAAAAGGCTCGACCTCGTAAGACCTAAGCACCTTAGTCCCCCCTCACCTCCAAGCCATGGAACAACCCCCACCTTCCGCCCTAGACGCGGAACGGCATATCCTTGCCGTCTCTATCGCCCAAGGGCTACCGCTGCCCGACGGCCTCATCCCGTCCGACTTCTTTGAGCCGACCAATCAAGACATCGCCTCCGCGATCACGGCGCTCATCGACGAAGGCACGACCCCCGACGAGCTGACAGTCAGCCAACGCCTTCGCCAACTCGGCTCACCTGTCGAGGCCTTTGCGGTCTCCGACCTGTCCACCACCGGGCAGTTTATCCAGCCGAACCCCGCATGGAGCCGTGCGGTGATTAAAGCCCTTAACCTACGCAAAATTGCGGAGAATAGCCGAGCCGTCCTTAAGGTCATCAACGAGGCGGGTGCTGACCCCGACGCCATCCTTCTCGCCCAAGAGCAACTTGCCAAGTCTCTCACACGGCGCAAGGGGGAGGGGAAGGAGACCTCGCCCACCGAGTACTTCGACCTCGACTCGATGCTCTCCTTCGACCCAGCCGACGACAAGACCGTCCTCATCGGCGCCGAGCGTCGCTGGATTTGCCAAGGCTACCCGTTCCAGATCGTGGGCTTCTCCGGCACGGGCAAGTCCTCCCTCGCGGTACACCTCGCCGTCCATTGGGCACTTGGCAAAGCCCCCTTCGGCCTAAAGCCCGTCCGCCCGCTCCGTATCCTCATGGTCCAAGCCGAGAATGACTTCGGGGACGCAGCCGAAGGACTCAAAGGGGCGACCGCCAAGCTCGTCGAACCAGAACGCCGTGCGCTGAAGGACAACCTCATCTTCGTCCGCCAGTCGTCCAAGATGGGCTTTGAGTTCGTCCAATACCTCGGGGAGATGGTCGAGAAGCACTCCATCGACCTCATCATCGCTGACCCCCTCCTCGCCTACGCGAACTTCGACATCGCCAAACAGGACGAGACCTCCGCCTTCCTCCGTGGCCCTGGAGGTGTCTTCGAGATGCTCCAGCGCACGAAGGCCGCCCTGCTGTATATGCACCACACGACCAAGCCCAAGTCGGCTGACGATCTGGACGCTATGACCCCCCAGCAACTCGCCTATCTCGGGGCTGGGTGCGCTGAGTGGGTGAACTTCGCCCGCGACTCTGGCTACCTCTTCCGCACGAAGGCCAACACCTCGGACGGTCGTGCAGTCTACCGCTTCGGCTTCTCCAAGCGTCAGTCCCGCTCGGGCCTCAAGGACGCGAACGACCGCTACACCGGGCACGTCAACCTCTGCCATGCCGAGGACGGGACCATCCGCTGGGAGTACGCCCCGCCCGCTATGCAGGACAGCCAGCCGACCCAGAAGGCCTATTCCAGCCCCGCTAAGGGGTCGCCAAGGCGTCCAGAGTCCCTCTGAGGGTAAGGACAGCCATCTACCCCCTAAGCCCCCTTCTAATGCCCAAAAGGCTTACCAATGACTTACGCAGGGGGGAGACTGTGCAAATCCGTTATACTAACGTATATATTATCTCGTTTAGGGCGTCGCTGATGCTCGCCCAACTCGCTAATGGATGCTGACGCCAAACTACGGGCCAAGAGGAAGGCCACCCCTGCCCAACTCGCCTACCTGTCGGCCAAGCGCAAGCAGACCAAGAAGTGGCGTCTCCTGTGGAAGACCAAGCCTGAGCTGATGGAGGCCTTCAGGGTCAAGGCTACCCAAGCCGCCGCGTCAAAGGTACGGACAGCCAACCAATGGATACAAGAGGCAGTCAAGGAATGGCCTGACCACTTTACCCCAGACGAACTGACCAACCTTGCCCTGGACCTTCCCTACCGACGTAAGGCACGCAAACGCCGGATGCCCCACGCCTCCCTCGTCAGACGCCTAAGGTCGATGGGTCTTCTCTCCTACGATCCTGCCTTAGGTCGATGGATTAACCATACACGGATAACGAAAGCATAATTTCCTTACGCTGTGCTAAAGTCCTCAACAGTCTTCCCCTGTGTCCAAGAAGTCCAAGCCTCGCAAGCCGATGCCAAAGCCTTCGAGGTCTATGCCCTCACGCGTCGACAAGGAACGTCAACGGCGCTTCAACGCGTATCTCAAACTCTGGCGGACGATAACAGACAGGGAGGGAGAGACAATCTGATGGCTAAGCTGAACGACATGACCGCACCGGCTAAGGACTCCAAGACCTTCGACGATTGGTTCTTCAAGCAGCCGAAGAAAGCCCAGGACAAGATGAGGGAGAACGGCGTGCTGCCTTACCGCGAGATGGTACCTAGCAAGCACGTCTTCGACATCGACCCGAACCATCCTGCATGGGCGCACATGGACACGCCTAGCGTGCGTACTGAGGTCGACTCCTTCATCTCCCGCGATCACGTGGGCGTAATGCTCAAGGCCTTCATCGATGCCATCGCTTACTCGAACTCGATGGAGTTCCGCCGGCACGTCGAGCTGGTACGCTGGGCCTTGTCCCTGCCCGGATGCCTGGACTCACGCACCATCGGGAAGATGCATGGCATCAGCCACTTCACCATGCGGTACAGAGCGAGAAAGATTATGCGCTTGGTGAACTCCGACGCGTGCGGCCTGTTCCCCCACGTCAACGTCCGCCGCGATAAACACCGCAAAGCCCCCAAGGGGCAGGGGTACCCCCCGTAAGACATCTATTTACCCCCCCCTATACGCTTCGCGTGGCCCGACAC